CCACGTCGTTACCGGCGAAACCATCTGGCGCGGCAAGCCAGGTGTTAACTTTCTGTCTCGCTTCTTTTCCCCCCAAGTATGGTTGGGGGATGATTCTTCTTGCTCTGACATACTCCGTCAGACACGTAAGTTCCACACCACTGCCACCGTCGGTGCCGATCCTAGGCTTAAGTTGCTAGAGAAAGCTCGCTCCTTTGCCTTAACCGATTGGCACACACCCATCATAGGTGATATAGTCCGCCAGGTACACTTGATCCAAGGCGGGTTCATCGCTCTGAAGTATGATGAGTCTGTTAAGACTGAGAGGTGGTGGGACAGGTACCCAATGCAGGTGCAGTTCCCAAACCGGGAAGGCACCTGGATGCAGGACATAGTCACGGAGACTATGCCGGAGTTCAACTACGGGGCCTTTCAGCACTGGATACAGGGGTGTACTACCCTGGAACAGGTGATGGAAGGGTACGGCATGGAGGAAGAGCCAAGACCCAAACCCGCTGACGTGGTATCGAGCATAATCGAGGACGACACACTGTTGTTGCCCAAAGATGAGTTCGAGGCTAAATACGTCGACGGGGAACTCGGAGACCTGCCAGTGCTGCGGGCCCGTCACACCGGTGACGACGCCGAGAAGGATACCCCGGACACAAACACGCGTGATACCGGGCCCACGGGTACCTCCGCTAGGAAAGGCGGCAGGGGACGTGGGAAATGCGCAGGTGGGGTGAACCCAAAGCCACATTGTGGGCAGGGTGACACCAAAACCAGGACGACCGACTTCAAGTACGGTGACGTTCGCGACAAACCTGTAGCAAATACCGGGCCCGGCGAAGCAGCCGAAGGGGGCCCGAAGGCGGTAAAGACGGTTGAGGACATGACCGCCGCGACCCCCCGGGGAGGAGGGGAAGCGAGCATCAAGGGATGCACCCGGCCGCCCAAAAGGCGCCGCAGACGTGGGAAGCGTAAGAAGAAGACGCAACCCGCCGAAGCGGCGCCCTAGGGCCGCCCTTTTCGGGAGGAGGTGTGTAGCGCCCACTGGGGGGCGCGTTCATAAAAACACACCAGTCCTAAGCACAAAACTACTCATCAACACAGAATAATTAATACACGTGATGCCAAAGAGAAAACGAAACAATGTTCCTACTACGAGATTGCGTAAACGCACTAATCGAAAACGCCGCCGGCCTAATCGCCAGGGTAGCAACATGTTGCGGCAATATGCTGACATGCTTGCTAACCCTTGTACGGCGACCTTAAAGCCTGGCTTCAACGGCACCGATGAAGGCATACTTTCACGCCTCAAGACGACCTTCCAATCCGCCTCCGGCGCCACAAGCGGCTTCGTATTATGGTGCCCAACCTACGTCGGTGGTGACGAACACTTCAACTGCATAGTGAACATCACCACCGACCCGGCAGATCCCACCGTAAACACGATAGCCGCCCCCCTCGGCACAGGCGGGGCTTCCGGATTGGTCCTCGATGCAGGCGCCACCAATTTCGTACAATCAAGCACAGTTTCCGACTTCAGGCTGTTATCCGGTTGCATGCGCGTCACTTACACTGGCGCGCTCCAGGCCTCCTCTGGACTACTTGCAAGCGTTGAAAACCTGCCTGTTGACACTTTCCTACTAGGTCAGGCTTCGCTAGACGATTGCGCCTCAGTGGACAACTTGTTCGCACTCTCCGCCAAGGTACAACGCTTTGGTGTCGAGACACACGAGATTCGCTACCGCCCTAGTGGGGCCGCGCTTGAGACATTCAAACAGGATGTGTCTGGTGTTTACACCATTGGCACACCCGCGTCCACGCGCACCACTATGACCAACGAGTCACGCCGATTCGCACCCGTATTCTTCGGGTTCGCTTGGAAAGGCGTGGCCAGCAACACACTGTCTTTTGACTTTATTCAGAATATTGAATGGAGACCTGAGACAGGTGCCGGCTTCCCGTCGGTTGTACCTCGCCAGGTCAACCCTGACAGTTACAAACGCACCGTTGCCTCATGGTTGGACACCCACTACCCGGGCTGGGCCACCGCTGCCCAGCACCACGCGAAGAACGCCATCTTCAGCCTAGCCACCAGTATGTTCACTGGCGTCTCCCAAAACCCATTAATTACTCACGTGCTCTCATGAGTTGCACGAAACTTCGTCACTCCGTGTCGAACAACCCCCGGTCCCCCGGG